TTTAACAAATAAGCTTTTAGCCGATAGCCAAAAACAAGTTCCTCATGACATTGGAACATTAGCAGGTTCAGGTCATACAATCCCAGCTTCAAATAAAGGTGGTATGATAGAAGGTAAGGTTGGTTATAATATACCTTATGCAGCACGACTTCATGAACACCCAGAATATAAATTCCAAAAAGGCAGAAAAGGAAAATATCTTATTGATCCTTTGAAAAATTTAGCAAGTACAGGGAAAAAGTATTTAGAAGGAATATTAAGGAGTGCTTTAAATGGCTAAACTTATTGAAGAAATATCAAGTTACTTAGTAGCTCAAGGTATTAAAGGTTCTGATAATGCTACTGCTTTGATTGAGGGAACAAGTATCTTTTTAGGAATACAACCGAGCGAACCAAAAGAGTGTTTAACTATTTATGATACGGGTGGATTAAAACCAGAGATTGATATGGCGATTTCAAATCCAACTATTCAAATAATAGCAAGAGCAACCGAATATGAAGAAGCTAAAACTTTAGCGATGAACGCTTATAATATTTTACATAGATTAATGAATACTAATCTAGGTGATAACTATGTTTATTTCTGTAATGCACAACAAGAGCCAGGAGATATAGGTAGGGACGATAATGATAATTTTGAAATTAGTTGCAACTATTTGTTAAAAATACGATAATTAAATTAGTTAATAACGCGAGTTAGTCGGCTCGCAAATTAAGGGCAGAAGGAGTTACAATGGGAGATATTACAAAAGTAAAATTAGGTTCTTGCTCTGTCAATTTTGACGGAACGGATTTAGGACACACAAAAGGCGGAGTAGAAATTTCCTATGACCCTGATTTTACCGATATTACAGTCGATTTATATGGCGATACTCCAGTAGATAAGAGATTAAAAGCGGAGAATTTTTCGGTTAAGATTCCTTTAGCAGAAAAAACCTATAATGTTTTGAAAGCCGCTATTCCTTCGGGAACTTATTTTAGTACTGGTGGACACAATAAATTAACTATTGGTAAACAGGCAGGATTTTCCCTTGCTTCTGTTGCTAAGAGATTGGTTCTACACCCAACTGAAAATGCCACTGCAAACAAGGATGATGATGTTGTGATGTGGAGTGCAGTATCAATTGATGAAGTTTCACTACCTCATAAATTCGATGAGCAAACTATTATTGAAGTTACGATGATGGCTCTAATAAACGAAAATATGAGCGCAGGAAACTACCTAGCAACTATCGGTGATACGACAATTTAAAATTAGTTAATAAAAAAGGGCAAAAATGGATAATTACTTAGACTTAGATACATTAGTTTCAAGAACTTTCAAGATTAAAGGTAAGGAGATTATTTTTAATCTTCCACCTCTTACGAAGTTAAAACCTTTAATTGAATTAGAAAATAAAACTACTACTATGAATGACCCAGAGGAGCTTATTAAGGCGATAAAGGAAGTTATAACGAAAATTATACCTGAGATTCCGCCTGAAATCTTTGACGGGTTAAATTCTATTCAATTAAAAGCAATGATTAAATTTATTGTCGGAGTTAATAACGCTGATATTGCGCTAAGTAAAAAAAAATAGTTGAGCCGTTTGCTAGGTTAGCCCGTTTCTATGGATTTAGCCATAAAGAAATGGCAAATATGCCACTACCTTTATTGCAAGGCTACCTAACAAATATCCGCAACTTAAGAGCTGAAGAAAATTTAATCTCATTGACACTATTGAACGATCCGAAACCAACTTGGCAAATAGATTATAAGAAATCTAAAAGCAAAATCGGACAATTAGCAAAAAGGTTAAATGAAGAATTAGAACAAGATAATCCTTATTGGGAAAATGAAAAGTTGGACCGAGAAGGACTACATCGACTTAAAGGTATAATAATGGAGGCTCAAACAAGAGGTAAAAATGTTTAATATAGGTTCTATCTTAGCTTCTATAAAGGCGGACGTATCGGGCTTTAAATCGGCAATTACTTCCGTAAAGTCCGATATTAGTAGTCTTGGAACTATGACCGGAACCTTAAATAAGATCGGTAAGGGGGTAGTAGGAGTTGCAAAGAAAAGCGTAATGGCTCTCGGCGTGGCAGGTGTCGCGGCGGGAGTTTTTACGACTAAAAGTGCTTCTGATTTCGAGCAGGCTAAAATAGCTTTTGGAACAATGCTTGGTTCGGCTGATGAGGCAGGTAAGTTAATGGTTAAAATTTCTGATTTTGCCGCTAAGACACCTTTCGAATTACCTCAATTAGTAGAAACCGCAAAGCAACTTATGGCCTTTGGAGTTAGTGCTGATGAAATGATACCGACTGTTAAAATGTTAGGAAATATATCGTCAGGAACAGGAGCTGACATCGGTAGAATTTCTTACGCTTTCGGGCAGGTTAAAGTTCAAGGTCATTTAATGGGACAAGACCTTATGCAGTTTACCAACGCAGGCGTTCCTTTAATTAAACTTTTAGCAGAACAATTTGGTGTTTCTCAGGGAGAAGTTAAGGCTTTAGTTAGCGAAGGCAAAGTAGGATTTCCCGAAGTTGAAAAAGCATTACAAAGTCTAGGTGGCGAGCAAGGAAAATGGGGTACTATGATGGACTCCCAGTCTAAAACTTTCGGCGGTATTCTATCAAATATTAAAGATAACTTTGGAAGAATTGGACGAGAGATTATAGGTATTAATGAAAGTGGTGAAATAAAAAAAGGTGGTTTATTCTTTCACTTAAAAAATGCCGCACAGGTCTTTATGACTTGGTTAGACGAGAATAGAGAAACTATTCAATCGGTTTTTAATGCGATTATAGCGGGGATCGGATCGGTTGTAGAAGTTGGAGTAGGTATAATCGGTTGGTTTCAACAAAATCAATGGGCTATAGTTGCCTTAGCAGGCGCTATTCTTGGCGTAATAGTTCCAGCGCTTGTAATTTATACCTTTACTATGATTAAGGCGGCGATAGCTACTTTAGCGGAGATATGGCCATTATTACTAATCGGAGCGGCGATAGCACTACTCGTTGTCTATTGGAAAGATATAGTTACTGCTATAAAAAATGCTGCTAAATGGATTGGCGATGGTGTAATGAGTATTATAGATTGGCTAGCGCAAATCCCCGCAAAAACAATAGAGTTTTTAGGTAAACTTCCATATTTAATCGGGCATTTTATCGGGTGGGCTATAGGAAGTTTAATTAAACTGTTTGCAGACGGAATTACGGGAGCAATAAATTGGATTTCAAAACTTCCTAACCGAATTGCTAATTGGCTCTCAAAAATACCTGGAACAATCGTTTCTTGGATTAGTAGTGCGGCAAATAAAACTAGAGAATTAGGTAAAGCAATGATAGACGGAGTTGTTGATATCATAAAAAAATTACCTGGAAAAGTTACAGAGTGGTTTCAAAAAGCAATAGACGCTATTGGTAAATTAGTAAGGAAAGCTTGGAACGGAGCAAAAGAGTTTGCTAAAGGACTCTGGGACGGGTTTAAATCTGGTTTAGGTATTCACTCTCCTTCATTCATTGAACGAGCATTATTTGATATTGAAGATCAAGCGAAAGCAACTACTAAAAATCTTTCAGATTCTATTAGTGAACTAAATTCTAATGCAAAAGAATTGCCTACTATATCTAATGAAGGTTTGGTAGAAGGGAAAAATATAACTTTAGTAGTGGACGCTTCAAATAGAGGTATAGTAGCAGGAACAGAAGTCGCTTTTGAAGAATGGGCAAAAACAATTATAGAAAAAGCCGATCGGGCTTTTGGCGCTCAAGGAATTAGTATTATAGGAAAGAAGGTCTAATATGGCAACTAAACCAACACTTACAGACGGAGTTAATACGATAACCCTTGAACATCCTCAAGTCGGGAATTTAGTTAAGAAAAATATTTGGGATAAAATCCAAAAAGAAACTTTAAATGGAACAACTTTAGAGCAAACTGCTTTTAGGAAATATGAGTATATTTTAACTTTTAAAAATGTGGATGCTACTCTTTATACAACTGTATATGATTTTTTAACTACCGCTTTAGATTATAATAGAGCAATAAATTTTTCTTATACTGATAAATGGTCAGTAGCAAATAATGTAGAGGTAGCGGCTATCTTAGGCGACGAAGAAAGTGCTGGTGGCAGTATGGTAAATTTTAAATTAACCTTAAGAGAAACTACTAAAAGATAATGCAAACAATACCCGATGAATTAACAAATATAATCGCTTCAAAGAGCCAAAAACTTGCATATCAGTTGCGAGTTGCTTGGGATTTAAACGATTTTTTAGCAACGATTACTTTTGCGGTTGTTGGTACTTCAGTAGTCAGTGGACAGGATATAGTTAAGGGAAATGCGGCGGCGGTGACGGAATGGGATAAATATACTTATGAGAACGAAACCCAATATGTAAAAAAATACGAGTTTATCAGAGAAACAGGTTTTCCTTTAAATTCAGTAATTAAATCAAGGGCTTCAATTGTATTAGATAATACTTCCAAACGATTTTTACCTCACGCTTTACCGTTTGGAACCGCGGTAGAGATTGATGATTGTGATGTAGCAACAGGTTGGACTCAATCTCAAGACGGGATAGCACCAACAATTTCTACTTCGAGAAAAGAAGGGACAAATAGTTTGAATTGTGGGATCAATACAGCGGCTTCAGAAAATACTTATGCACAATACGATAAAGCTCCTTCCGTCATAGATATCTCGAGCATAGCAGACGCAGATAAAAAAATTGCTTTATTTTTATATGTAAAAGATAAAACTAAATTAGCAACTGCTAATGCTGTCGAAATTAGGATCGGTTCAGATGCTACTACAAATTATTATAGAATACAAATTGTTAATTCAGAGATTTTACAGAATGGTTGGAATGAAATTAAGAAAGCGGCTACTAAAGTCGGGACTCCTGTTCAAACTGCTATTGACACTATAAGGGTTATTTTCAATGAAGCAACTGTTCCTGCTAGTGTAACTTTAGGAGATTTGAAGATAGATTATATTAGGATTTGCGACTTCACCGAAGAAGATAATTATATTGGTTCTTTTATTAGAGGTGGAAGGTTTATTAAATTATTTTCTGGCTATAATGCTTATTCAATACCTCAATTTGTTGGAATGACCGATAGACCGAAAAATAATATTAAGTTAGCCGAAACAATAATAAATGCCTATGATGTTTTACATTATTTAGAAACTTGGCAAATGAGTACAGGGTATTTATTAGAAGATCACAGAGGAGATGAAGTTATTGCGCAGGTTTTAGCAGACGCTGGATTTACCGCAGGGCAATCTTCTTTAGAAATTTCTATGATGACTATTCCTTTTACTTGGATTAAAAAAGGTCAGAAGGCTTTAGACATTATTAGAAAAGTTTGTGAAGCGGAAAATGCTACTTTCTATGTAGATGAAGAAGGGATAATGTGTTTTGAGAACCGTTACCATTTATCACAAAGTCCTCATACTTCAAGTCAATATACCTTAGACTATGACGAAGAAATTATAGATGTTGGGTTAGAGCCAACAGAAGTAATTAACAAAGCAAAGATAACCGCAATGCCTAGAGAGGTACAAGCTAGTCAAAAGATATTCGAAAAAGAGGGAGCTTCTGTTATAAATGCAGGAGAAACCTTAGAGCTATGGGCTGAGTTTCAGGACGATTATGGGGAATTGCCTTGTACTGCTATAACCGAGCCAACAGCAGGTGGAGCAACCTCATACTTTAAAGGTAATACTTCGGAAAATGGGACAGAAACAGATAAGACTAATGATTTATCTATAATTACTTGGGAAACTTTAGGTGGAACTATTGCGAAAATAATTTTTACAAATAGCGGAGCAAGTAAAGTTTATCTTACAGAGTTAGTTATTTTTGGTACTCCCGCAAAGGTTGTAAAAGAGATATCTTATGAAACACCAGACACAGACGCTCAAGAATCAATAGACGAATTTGGTTTAAAATTTTATGAACTGAAAAATGATTTAATACAAAGTGCTGATTATGCGCGGACGCTCGGAGATACCATAGTCTATTCATTTAAAGAGCCTAAGAAATCTTTGGAAACTACCATAAAGGGATTGCCTCATCTTCAATTAGAAGATATGGTTACTGTGAATGAAGGATCAACAGGCGAAACTTATTATATGTATGTAGCAAAAATTGAAAAACTTGCGGAAGGATACTTTTATAAAGTATTATTAAGGGAGAAGGTAATTCAATCTTACGCTATTGTCGGAACTTCTCTGGTAGATGACGGAACAAAAAAAATTAGTTCAGATGTAGTCGGACCCTAAGGAGTAAAATGATAAAAAAAATTGTAAAAATGATAAATGGTTTGTCGGACGGAAAGGTTAATGCCTTAGCCAAACTATTAGGTGTTTCTGAAAGCACACTAAGACCGAAAAGAAGCCTTCTCTGTAAAGCGATTGGCTGTAAATTTTATAATCAAGGGGACGATAAAAATATTTACCATAGCCATTTAGTAAAATGTCGTTTTAATGACCAGATTGTAGATACTTTCAAAGATAAATGTTCTGCTTCTGCTTCAGGGAAGTTTAAGAAATATGGTTTTTTCTGCAATGGGTGTAAGGAGCGATTAGGAACAGCCTATACTGTTCAAAATTCTCCTCAAAAAGACCGAATTGATTTTAAATATGATCAACCGATTAAAGATAAAAAAGGCAAGAAAATTAAAGGGTGTGCTTGTCCTTCTATAACTCAAGACGGAGAGTTGGCTTTTGAATGTTATTGCGGGAATGATACTAGAGATTTTAGGGGACATAAAAATCACGCGGATAAAGAAAAAGATAATAGCATAGGGCGACAATGGGGTAAAAAAGATTCTAAGTTTAGGGTGGAGAAAGTAGAGGTATAATATGGCTGATGATTTTATCGTAGTAACTTGGACAGCTGGTGATATTATTACCGAAGCAAAACTTGATGATATGGTTGCTAACGACACAGGGTTCAACGATGGAACAGCAATCGGAGATAGCGCTATCATTAACAGGCATATAGGAACAAACGCAGTTTCAGGCGCTCAATTAGGTAAGATGATTGGTTGTATCTTAAGGCGTCAAGCAACACAGTCAATTAACAATACGACTAATACAAAAATTTCTTGGGACAATGAGGATTATGACCCAGACGGATTACACACTTCGGGAGATGTTACAATTCCGACAAATGGAATCTATGCCGTGCTACACGGATTTGTTTTTGCGGGGTCATCAGGAGGTACTTACAGGCAATCAAAACTTTATGTTAATGGTTCTTTATATCAAAATCATACAGTATCGGTTACAGTAGATCATCCTTATGGGACTATAGTTGATTTATTATCCCTTTCGGCAACAAACACAATATCAATATATGTTAAGCACGATTATGGTTCTGCTCTTAACCTTTATAATGCTTGGCTAGGAGTTTTGAGAGTTGGCGCAACAAGTTCATCTTAAAGAAGGATTAAATGGGTAATATAGAATTTATTAAACATACATCTTCACATAAAGTTAAAAAAGAAAAATGTGAAAATTGCGGTGGGTCGAGATGTGAACATTCTATTCAAAATAAAGAAACAGGTATGTGGGAAGATTGTGAATTATTTGCTCACGATGTTAATGGCAAAATGCTATGTTGCAAATGTGTGGCGGAGATAGGCTAAGAATGAAATGACAGAACAAGCAGTATTAAACATAGCAATGAAATATGGACCGACAGGGATTGCCCTTGTTTTAGCGGTTATTCTTTATCTTACGATTAAAATGTTTCTAGGTTTTGTTAGAGAAATGAATAAAATTTCTGATAAAAAAGACGGGAAACATCTGGCTATGTATAACAAACTTAATCGGACAATAAATAAAACATTAGAATA